CTCTATTAATTCTTTTGCTATTATATCAAAGTCTTTACCACAAGGTTCACAGAGAGTTACTGTATGTTTACCATCTGCTGTAACCATTTCAACCGTATAAGCTTTCTTCTTTGAAGTTTTAGCTTTACAGCTGAAACAAACAAGTCGGCCAATCATTACGAATACTCACATTCAATCATTACTTCTGTAAGGAATGCAACCATATTAATTTCTTGGTCAGCAACCAAACCGGACTTGTACATATAATCAGCTAATGTAACTATAAATCCTGCTTGTGATTGTAATGTAACTTTGCCACCCATCATATCATAGATACGTCGAAACATTTCATTCATATCTTGGTCGGAGTTCTTGGCAACCCATTTACGCATATCGGTAAATTGCTTTGCTTTGAGACAACGAAATAGATCATCAATAGATTCTTGAGCAAGATTAACAAAGATACCTTCATCAATTTTACCAGATGCAGCATACGATTGTAATTCAGTTAATACTCTACGGAAATCTGGAAAGTGTTTCTCAATTACTTTAGCAACAACCTTAGGATCGTATTGAACTTCTTCTTGGTCAAGTATTGCCTTAACGCGTTTAAAGAATTCCATTGCCATCTGTGGACGGTCAGCAGTATCAATAGAGAAGTCTATTTCAGACAACCTTGAACGTAATGGACTGATAATACGATTCTTGAAATTACAAGTAAAGATAAAGCCACAGTTTGAACTGTATTCTTCAATAAAGTTACGAAGAGCGGGCTGAACGTTTGCTGCGTTCAAATAATCTGCTTCGTCAAAGATAACATACTTACGACCTGTTCCTGTGAGAGAAACAGCGGAAGCGAAAGTAGAGATGTCGTATCGGAGGGTATCTATATTAACATTAAGAGAACCATTCTTTACGATATAATCGCAACCTAGTTCTTCTAACATAGCTTTCGCAATTGTAGTTTTACCTACACCTGGACCACCGGTTAATAATAGATTTGGAACACTTCCGTCTGATACGAACTTGCGAAAGGATTCTTTTGTCTTGCTTGGTAGAATAGTATCATCAACGATTTGCGGACGGTACTTCTCAACCCATAAGACTTCGTTTGATTTTGCATCAATCATAATTCACCATAAACATAATATAAAAAAAATTCGAGTCAAAAACGCGGGGTCCCCTTTTACAGTTTCCCCACTTCTCGAGAAATGAGCTGTAGTTTAACCTACGAGCTTGCTAGCCATTTCGCCATCACCACTAGTATCAACATCTACGGAACCATCACCAACACTTTCGTCTTGCTTAGGACCTTTCTGTCTTAGGAATGCTTCGAGTTTATTTCTTAGCATACCGATACCAGCTAGTTCTTGCCCTTGGAATCCACCGCGAGTACTGACCACGTCAATGACCTGTAGTAGCGTTGAGATATCTCCAAGAGTAATTACAGCTTCTTGTTCTTGCTGTTGGCCCTGTTGGCCTTGTTGCATTGCATCATTCATATTCATTACCTTTTGTTATAAGTCGACTTTGAATCAATTGCCACGTAATACGTGACGCCTTCGCCTTTAAATTGTGAGATACCTTTTGAACAAAGCGTAACCTCATAATCTATTGGCATCAGTTTCAAGTTATCAGTTTTAATGATAATCCTGAACTCATCGACAGTTTCCCCAATTTCAACGCCAAAGTCATCTGCGTTGCTATTGGCACTGTCGATTGCTTTCAGATAGCATTTGCCGCCTTCGCCTACAAACGCGATCTCTGAAAATTGTAATACCCCTGCAGCCTTCAATACTGAAGACAGTGTATCTGCCGTTACATCCACAACAACATCAGCCGTAGGAATATTAATTTCCTTTTCTGGTGGAGTGTGAATCATCGACAGATCGGCAAAAACATACTTGGTACGTCTTTTGCCTTCTGATATAATAAAGTATTTATCATTAAACTCTACATCAGGATCGTTGTACAGAGATAAAATTGAAAGAAACCGCGATAAGTCGTAAATACAAGCATCAGCCGGTATTTCTTGACTGATATTCGCGATCGCAATCAGTGTTTTCTCTGGAGTTATAGTCTTAATAACTGAACCAGCCGCCAACAAGATAGACTTGTTGATAGAGGTAAAGCTTTTTAGGACCGTCAAGGTTTCGTTAGAAAATTTCATTATATAGGTTTCTCCATTAGTTTATTGTTGTATATTATAACAGGTTTATTTAGATTTGTCAATAGGATTATAAGACTTTCTGTTAGCAGTCTCATCTGCAGTTGCCGTAACACCTAATTGACCGAGAGATCCCATGTCACCCTTAAAGATATAAGAACCAACATGGTTGATTTTCATCCATGGACACATCCATACTGATAGACCAGCTTTACGAGCCATCTTACAGAAGAAGTAGTCTTCGGATAAGTACCTTCTAGATTCTGGGTCAATGACACAATCGAAGAAAGCGTGGATATCGCGAGTACCGTCAAATTGTTCTGTCCTAACGTGATCTGGTCTATATGCCATTTCAGGATAAGCATCTCGATATTTCTCTAATGCATCTCTTGTAATTAACATAAACCCAGTTCCGCCTTCGGCAACTTCAACAGGTTCTGCGAGTTTAAATTGTTTTATATCTCCAACTGGATTAAAAACAAAATCTGATGTAAATTTTTCTAAGTCGAAAGGATTCTCTACGCCTACACCGGCCTTAGAAGCTGCAGCTACCTTTTCCCAAGCAATTGTCTTCTTAGGATATGGACCACATACAACATCGTATTTTTCTGGATCTGAAATCTGTAATGCAAGTAATGCTAACGCGTCACGTGGATCAAATCCAATGTCTGCATCAATAAACAATAAATGAGTACAATCAGAACGAAGGAATTCATCTACGATATAGTTCCTTGCTCTTTGAATTAGACTTTCGTTGAATAGAAAGTAGTACTTCATTGGAATTTTGTGAGAACTACATAACATACTTAAATCATTAGTCGATTTGGTATATAGTCCTGTACACTGACCACCATACATAGGTGTACCAATAAAGAGCCTTTGTTTTTGTAGTTCTTCTGTCTTTACTTCTAACTTCATACTGTAATTTGCTCCAAGTCGTTTTCAGCTCGAGTGATTGACTGTAATCTTAATACATCAGCCAATATGTCCCATGCCGAATCGTGTGCTTTAAATACTGAATCCCACTTATCTTCGTTTGCACAAGGAGGGAATCCATTCTTCTTTAAACCAAAATCAAACTTTGCATCAATAAAGGTTCTTGTATCTCTAACAGCCCAATGTTTAAGGTGTGATTGTAAATGACCTACTTTACCTTGAGACTTAAAAAGCCTTTCAAGAATAACGGGGTCAAAGGAATTAGATCTTGACCACCAATAATTAATCTTTGGAGCATCAATTAAAAAGTCGGTAAACTGTTTCACAAAGTCTTCAACCGATAGGTCTGAACTTTTAGGAGCAATATTCTTTCTTACTTCTGAATCCTGTTTAGACCAAAAGTCGAGAGTACTTCTATCAACTACCCAATTATAATTCTTTACTTGTTCGGCTACATTCAATTTAAATTTCTTTGCTTTGAATACATCGCTTAAGTTATAAGGATTATCAGATGTAAACTTGTCCCACTGAAATACCATTACAGATACATCAATGACTGCACAGTTATGAACATCTTGTCCCATTGTTTCGAAGTCGATGATTAAATCATTTCTCATACTATATTCCTAAATTTCAATATACTATTATAACAAACTTTCTCAGTCTTGTCAATAGTTTTATGCAAAGAATTCAGCTAAGTTAGGAGTTGTATCTACTCCAGTCTTATCATGTTCCATTAATTGCTTATGGTTGTTCTGTCGAAGATAAGTTGACTCTGACATATCAAGTTCACCTGTTAGAAACTTACCAATTTCTAAATGCATATCTCTTGATGTTGGTACAGGACAGTTCTGAGCAATATGATTCATTTTCTTTAATCCATCAAGTAACTCAAAATCTTCAGGGAATCCCATCATATGTAAAGCTTCTCGAATTGTTAATGATCTTTCTTCAGTAGGATGCATTGTATCAACCATATTACGACCAATCACTGCATTCATATATTCGCCAAAGACATGTACTGATCCATCCCATACACCTTTGCCATCTGCATACTTCATCATTGCATGATCTGAATACTTAACACCTTTTTCGTTACCTGTCTTGTGGAACCATTCGTTAGCTTCTTTCATCCAACCTTTTTTGTTTACATAATTCAGAGTTGTCTTAACACCTTCTTCAATCATAATTTCTCGAACATCACGATTTGTTTTTGTCTTGATGAAATTATAATATGGTTCGTCAGGTACATTCTTATTAATAATAATATCTTGATGTAAAGCGTTAGCAGGAATCTCTTGAAGATATTCAGCAAAATCTTTTCTATCACGATTATAGTAATTCATAACAGGACTTGATTCTGATTTCCAACCAATCGCAAAACATCTATCACGACCTTGTGGAACTCCATGAAATCTTGTTGATGTTTTAAATAATGATAATGAGAATCCACGTTCTTTACAAATTTCGTAAAGTTTATTTGCTACAGGACGTCCTTTGTTTGTAAATAGCGCAGGAGCATTTTCAACAATGACTACCTTTGCTCCAAGAACATCAATACCATT